TCTATATATATACTTTGTGAATTTTTTCACACAGTGTTACAGAAGTTACAATAGTTACTAGTGTAATCTTTTTGTAACGCCAAAATTACACCCGCCTCCGAGATGGCATACTTTCGTTACAAAACATACAAACGTTACAATGGTTACAAAACATACAACAACTACTTTCTATTGTCAATGAAAAATTATGCACAATTCGACACAAGATGTCGAAACCACTTTTAGGTCCAAATCTTTGTAACAAAAGTTTTGCGAACAATAGTTTGTTTAAAAAATAAACGATCTATTCAATATCACTCTTGTCAACACTCAACTTTTATGTAACAAAGTTCTAAACCCAAAGTTGTCACCAAAACTATGTTCAACGAAGTTGAAGAAATAAAAAAGCCTAGGACATTTGTCCTAGGCCATTGAATATGATAGGTGGTCGGTTAATGGTTGGTTGTTACTTAAACATCAAGATTTTCCAATGCCTGTGGATTGTCAACTGCCAGTTCGGCAATCTTTCGTGGTAATCCTACAGCCATAAGCCTTTTGATTTTCTCCTCACGTGATTCAATCTTTCGGCCACATTCTAAGGCGTTAACAGTGGTATTGTTCAATTTCAACGCCTCGTCTTTTGTCAATGCCCTCAATGGTCGTTGAAAAGCAATCACTCGATTGCTCAAGGCCCAATCAATTAGTTGGTCCTTTGATACATTAGAAAAGTCAAACGTAATGGTCAATTGAACCTTGTCACCGTTGTCTAGCGTGGTCTGAAACGTATGCGTTTTTTTCATGGCTTTTACTCCTTTCGTTTCCGACCGCCTACCAATATTCAATTATCAAAGAACAATCACATTATTTACCATTACCATAACACATCTAAAAAATTTGTCAACCCGAGAACTCGATGGGGGAGTTGGACTTTGCAAGCCCGTGGGTTGACTTTCTCACATTTTGCCCAAGAAATTTATAAATTCCCAAAGTTTTGCATTTCACGATCAGAACCATTAACAAACAAAGGACAACAAACAAGTTCGTTCAATTTTTTAAACAAACTCATTGACACTTTAGTGTGCGATACTAAGTTGCGTTAAAAATGCTAAAAATTACATTGACAAATAATCGTTGACATTATACAATAGTGTCAAGTAAAATAAAAAAAGTAATCCTCAATGCCTGCGGAGAAAAGGGTGACGATGCAACAAAGTGAAGTGAAAAAAGATGAACCAAAACGAATAATGGGTCTCTACGGTTTCGAATACAAGGAACCAGACAAACGCTTGAAGCCCATTGAAGAGCGCAAAAGATACGAAATAAAGCGTCTCTGGCAGCGAAATCATGAAATAGTTAATCTCGCCGCAAGAGGTTTCAAAAACACTGAGATAGCCGAAATCTTGAACATAACTCCTGCAACCGTCAGCGCTACGTTAAACTCTGAGCTCGGAATGAGAAAACTCTCAGAACTACGTGAAGCACGTGATGATGAAGCTAAGAAAGTAACTGAGAAAATTAGAATCTTAACCAATAAAGCATTACGAATCTATCACGAAATTTTCGATGATGAATCTGGTGAGTGCACTCTCAAGGATAAAAAAGCTGCCGCTGACACTGTATTGCTTGAACTAAGTGGTCTCCGAGTTCCCACGAAGATCCAAAGTCAATCTGTTCACACTGTCCTCACACGTGATGAAATAGAGGAACTCAAAAGACGTGGCATTGAAGCTGCACGTGAAAGTGGGTTGTTAGCACCTAGCGAAAAATCGCTGGAGCAAGCGGAGCGCAGCTCAGGCATTGTTGGTAATACTCAAAACGGCAACGTTGTTAATAACAAAGAGGAAACGGCGTGACAGTCTGGTACAAACAAGGTGTTATTGGTGACTTACGGCAACCAGCTAGAAAAGGCCTAGGACGAGTTGCTAAGTTGTTAAATAAACATGGTGAAGATCTATTCATCACGTCTTTACGTGACGGAAATCACTCACCAGGTTCTCTTCACTACGACGGCATAGCATTTGACATGCACTATTCACACAATGTAACTATGCAACATATAAAAGCTGCCCTTGGCCCTGGATGGGACGTAGTCCTCGAACCAGATCACATTCACTGTGAATATGATCCAAAGGAGTAGCAAAATGCCTCTCGACCCAATAACTGCAGGAATAGACTTAGTAAAAGAAGGAATCAAGCGCATTTTTCCTGAAAAGATGTCAGAAGAGCAAGAGCGCAAGCTTGACTCTGTGCTCGAACAATCTTTTCGCAAATTCATAGTCGAATACGAAGGCTCAGCACGAGATTATCAGAACGTACCTATTGTCGGTCCAATAGTTTTATTATTCAGAGGCCTCATCCGTCCTCTTTGGACCATTGGTACTTTATATTGGAACTGGGTTTATTTCACTTCAGTAAACCAGTGGCCTGAGATGAAGTGGAAACTACTATTAATAAACACTATCTTGGTCTTGGTCTTCTGGTTCGGTGAACGAGCAGTTAAAAACGTAACTCCTTTCCTTGTCGAGTTGTTCAAGAAAAGATGAAACCTGAGTTGTCAATAATAATCTCAAATCGCAACGACATAGCGATGCTCGCAGTCACCATTAGGTCGTGCATTGAATCTTTCCGGCCATTTCCTAGAGGTTTCTGCGAAATAGTAATTTGCGACAACTCAGACGAACCAGCTTACGAGCTCGTAAAAGCTGCAATTCCTAGTGGTTACATAAAAGAAGGAACCATCAAACTCCTTCGTCAAACCTTTCCTTGTCTTTTCTCAGCTCGTGAAACCGCAGCACGACATGCACAAGGTAAATACATCCTTTGCCTTGATTCTCACATGCTAGTCGGAAGACACACCTTCACCGACCTCTATGCTTTCATGGAACAACACTCAGATGACAAAGTCCTTGGCTTCGCTCATGCACCGATCAACTGGGCACACCAACATGAGTCAAGAGCCAAACATGATCGAGACATGAGTGTGCACGAACTAGGTGACTGGAACTCTGTCTACAAAAATCCTCATCCGATGACCTGGAAAGGTATGCCTTGGATCTGTCGCCGTGAGTGGTTTCTCTCACGAGAGAGTGGAATAGGTGGTTATGGAGCCCTTGCGAAACACCGTGTTTCTTGGGGCGGAGGAGACATGCACATTGGAATTAAGCCTTGGTTACTTGGTTACGTCAACTGGGCAGTTCCCACCAACCCTTGCATTCACATAGGACCGTTTCCCAAACTCGACCAATCAAAAGATAAACACTCAGTCAGTGTCTCTCACTACGCCAACCAAGACCGTTATCGTCTGTATGCAAAATCAGGCAATTTTCCCCACACCTTTGGTTTCCTCGTCTCGTGCTACGTTCTTGGTGGCACTGAAATGATGAAGCGTAATGAGAAGATACTGACCGAAAGATTCGGCCGCTACCTCAATGTCAAAAGGTGGTGGAACAAAGCTATTGAAATTGGTTCTGAAGAACGTGAGTGGTTGTTAAAGAATCAAAAAATCTCCTTCAACGAACTGCTAAGGTTAAAACCTTGGAAATCAATCGAAGATTGTTCAAAATTTAAACAAACTGTTTGGAGGTCTTAGATGAAAGCTTTGACAAAAGCATTAACACTTACCTTGATAGTTCTACTCTCTATCATCTTTTTCACTAGTCCTACAAATGCTACCTATCTCCGTGACCTAGTAATGACCGGCACAGATGGTCCTTGGACTGATGTTCGTTCCTACAGTTCAATCTCTGACGCTATAACAGCTATTGGATCTGACAAGCAGACGCTTCTAATACCGACAGAAGTCACATGTACTAGTTTGACAATTCCGTCTAATGTGACTCTGAAATTCACTAAAGACGGTGCAATAAACAACTCGGGTCAGTTAACTATCCAAACAAAAGACATAGTCGCTGACAGTCACCAGATATTCACTGGCTCAGGTGACATAGATTTCGCTGACACTACTAAGGTAAAAGCTTCTTGGTTCGGTTCTCTGGACAGTGCAATTTCTTTAACCAACGACGACGGAGTACGTCTCGTAATAGATGGCCAATACACTCTCAGTTCATCCCAAACTCTCGGAACCGAAGTAATCCTTGTCTTTCCATCTCCAGATTCTGCAATCTCAACTAATGCTGGCGCTACACTGTCTAACATCTCAAACATTGAATCAGGAAAACACGTCATCTTAACTGGCGACGGAGACTTCGATTTTGTCGAAGGTTCAACTGTCCACTCTTCATGGTTCACTTCTCTTCGCAGGGGCATTGCCTACATAGATGATGATGACGTAAACTTAACAATGCTAGTCGATGGCAACACCGACATTGATTCTGACACCACCACTGATGAATATATCAATCTAAAAGTTGAAAAAGGCAACCCAATCAACATCTCTGCTGGCGTCATCCTCACCATCAACGGTCCTTTTGAAGCTGGGCTTTATCAGGTGTTTAGTGGGGATGGGCTTGTAGATCTTGGGGACGGGATGGTTACTGAGGCGTATGCTGCATGGTGGGGAGTAGTTGGGGATGGTTTAGACTCAAGTGGACCCACAAATTCAGCAGGATTAAAATCTGCATGTATTTCTAATCCAAAAAAACTTATCCTACCTAATGGTATAATCAAACTTTCTGAGCAGTGGGTTATTGATGCTGAAGATTTATCGGCATCTGGTAGTTGGACTTTTCATATAGAAGGACAGGGGCAATATGATACGATACTTGAGCCGACATCTACATATACTACGGCAGAACCATTAGTCTATATTAAAAGTAATTATCCAACAGTATATTGGATTTTAAGCTATTTCGGCAAACTCGGTATAAAAAATTCCGCTGGATATGGACTACAAGTCCAGGCACCTTTTACAACTGTCTTTGAGCTATATGTATACGGTAATAAAGGCGGTGGTATTATTCAGTTAGCGCCTTCTAATTCTTGTGTTTTTAGGGATATATTTATATCTGAGAACAATTCAGATGTAGGTGTTAGAGACAAGCCAGGATTTTTCACCGCTGGTGGAAATACTGCAAATACTACTCTAGATCATGTTAGTTCAGTTAATCAAGGTGTCGGTATCCAACTTGGTGACGGAACAACAATTCCTATTGCATACAATATTCTCTTTCCAGACGTCAGCGCTTGTAATACAGGCATTAACCTTAAAGGCGTTTCTCAGTGTTATATTGAGAAGCCCTATGTTGAACTGCTTACTGGCGGTTACGGAATTAAAATAGAGCCAGGATATACTACGTCCTCACGTGTTACGGTTATTGGTGGTAAGATAGATGGTGGAGGTTCTACTGCTGTTCCTATCTATGTAACAGGATACAGTCATTACATAGATGCAGGATGTGCGGTATATGGTACTATAGACTCAGGAACAGTTGTAAGAGGCAGTTTCAGAGGAACGCAGGCAGACTTTAGGACTAACACTCTCCTCCCAGGTGAAGGTGATTGGGATAGATATATGTTGAGGAGTTCACTATTTAAGTGGACAGCCTCAGGTGGCGGCGACAGTTCTTATTACTTAGAGCTTGCTTCTGGTGGAGATCCCGGCATCGCAGAACCAACAGCAGTGAACGAAAAGGGAGTAAGGATGACGAAGGGGACTTTGGGTTCTCTTGCAACTGGCGAGTGGGCATACGGAGACAATGACGCTCTTGGGTACAACACAATATATGTTAGGCTATCAACAGATACTACCCCAATGAAACTGACGTCTTTTGCTGCGCTTGAAGCGGTGTATGCTAGCGGTCAGGGATTAAAGATAGGCAATGTTCAAATTACACCAAAGTACGGCTCTGGGCCTTATGATTATGAGAACTATATTACTCCTGCTGAGGTAGCAAGTCTACATCCCATAGTTGTAAACGGACTCGTACCGGCTTGTACACTTATCAATGATGATACTCCAGATAATCAATTTCTTGAAACAACCTCAGCATTGTTTGATAGTGCATCTAGTAAGAGTATCTATTTCCACTCGGAACTGCCAATAGGTACAGTGTTAAAGATTTTTAATGCCTCATCCGGTGGAAATTTAACTATCAAAAGACACGGTAGTGAAACAATAAGCGGTTTTACACAGATTAGTGTACCTACAACAGTACGAATACTGGAGCTAACCAAGCGAGGTAATGGTGGTGGATCAGCTACGTGGGAAATAACTAATATGGTAGGATATAGATCAGGTAGTGGATCACCTGCTGGTGCAGTAACCCCCTGGTTTGTCGGCGAAGAATATCTGGACACTTCTACAAACACTTGGTATAAGAGTTACGGGAATACAAATGCAGACTGGACTTCAATATAATGGACGCAGAGACTTCTCAGATACTTTCAATTTGCTCAGTCTCAACTGAGGTAGTGGCTAAGACGTTCTTTCCAGAACGTTTTTACGCACCATTCGCCGAGAACGTTCATGGGAAGATCTTCGACTTGATAGATGGCCCTGCAAACAAAGTTGCTATTGCAGCACCTCGTGGTTGGGGAAAGACAAGTATTGTCGCTCTCGCATTCATGGCTAGATATATCTTGTTTAGACTAACTAGTTTCATCGTTTACATAAACAAAAGCCATGATGCTGCATCTTTACAAACCGAAAACCTGCGACGTGAACTTGTAACAAACAAAGTGATAAGGGCTTTCTTTGGCGAAGTAAAACCAAAACACGTCTCAGGTGAGTTTGAAGAAGTCTTTAGCAAAAAAGCCTGGGTTGCCTACGACACACTTGTCTGGCCCAGAGGTGCTGGACAACAGGTTCGAGGTGTTCTTTATAAAAATGACCGTCCAGGGCTGATTGTAATAGATGATCTCGAAGACCCTGAGAAAATCGAAAACGATGACATAAGAAAAGGTTGGCACACTTGGCTTTATGCTGACGTTATAAAAGCAGTTCCTCGTCTACACAAGAATTGGAAGATCGTATACATTGATACTTTAAAACACGAGGATTCTGTGCTTCAAAAGTTACTCGATTCGGAAGAATGGGAAAGTGTGCGTCTCGAAGCCTGTGATGACGACTTCAATCCAACTGCCCCTGAGTTCATGTCTAAAGAGGACATAGAAGAAGAATGGCAGCATCACGTTGAAGCAGGTCAAACTGACGTATTTTTCAGGGAGTTACGAAACCTGCCGATTTCGACTAAAGATTCATCTTTTCAACAAGACTATTTTAAATACTATAACTTACCACCTGGACGAAGTCCAAGGGAGAATGACTTGTCATTGACCGACGTGGAGGTCCAGCAAAGCAACAACATTGAAACAGTTGTTCTAATGGACCCCGCAAAAACTGTCAAAATCCACTCTGCCGAGACAGCTATCATCGGCGTAGGCATTGATCTTGACAGTGCACGGCTCTATATTCGTGATGCTATCAGTGAAAAGATGTATCCAGATGAGATTTACGATGCTCTCTTCGGAATGGCTCAGATGTTAGGTGCAAAAGTTCTAGGAATTGAAGAAACCTCACTCAATGAGTTTATTAAACAACCTATAAAAAACGAAATGTTTAGGCGTGGTTCTTTCTTCGAAATCGTTTGGCTAAAAGCCAGAGGTGGAATGAAAAAAGAGTTACGAGTGAAAGAGCTCGTTCCATACTATCGAGGTGGTTATATTTACCACAATGCTTCGTGTGCAACCATCAAGAAGCTTGAACAGCAGCTCCTGATGTTTCCCAGGTCACGTCTCTGGGACTTAATGGACTGTCTCGCTTATATCATCGAAATGCTCGAATATGGAGAACGTTACTTCAGCCCTGGCACTAACGACGACGACCCAGAACTCGAATACAGTGAAATAACCTATGAACGACCTCTAGAAGGTTGGAGGATTATGCAATGAACGACTTTAATTCTCGCCTTTGTGACGAGCGTCACGAGCGTATAGATAAACGACTCGAACTGTTGGAGGCTACAGTGGAACGTCTTAGGTTTTGGCTTGTTAGTTCGTTAACAGCACTTTGCTTAAACTTGGTTGGTGTACTGTTGTTATTGATGAGAACGTTTAAAAATTGAACGAACTATGGCTATCAGAACTATCCGCATAGGCTCAATGGAAGACATCTTCCAGTACGATGATGCTGACTACGATTCAGCTGTTGAAACTGACCATACTATAAAGGCTGGAGCTCCATCTGCTGGAAATGACGTTGTTAGGTTAGATGACCTAGATGATGCTCGAGAAGCTGCATGGCCCGTTGGTTCAGTGTTCCTAAGTGTTGTTTCAACTAACCCAGCAACCTTACTTGGCTTCGGAACTTGGGTACAAATTGCTGAAGGTCAATTCTTAGTGGGTCAAAAATCTGGTGACGCCGACTTTGGAACTGCGGAAGGCTCTGGTGGCTCGAAGACCCACACTCATGATGTTGACGTAGGTAACACAACATCTAGTGGCCCTAGCAGTACTGTAACGGTTGACAACAACTTGGACGGCTCAACGGTGACAGTTGCAGACGACGCTCACACTCATGACGTCGATCCTGCGTCAGTCACCTCTGGCAACAACAGTGATCTACCACCTTACTTCGTAATCTATGTTTGGAAGAGGACAGCATAATGCCTTATATAATCTACGGTGAGCCAAGTTCTTGGAAAGACAACTTATACACACGTGAGACGTATGACTACGACTATCCCTATGACCTAGACCTACGTCCTGAAAGTGACTTGCACAAAAAGTTGCGCAATCGCATCTGGCAACGTGCTAGTGCTTCACGAAATGAGATGGCTAAAAGATTTGACCAATGGAGGGAAATCGATAGGACACTGACAACCTACATTCCACTAAAAGACAAAGAAGAGAACCTGAAATCAAAAGATCCAAGAAGGCCTGTCACAATAGTATTTCCCTACAGCTATTCGATGCTCGAAGCATTGTTAACCTATTTGTCAATGGCTTTCTTCCAAGACCCTATGTTCCAATACGAAGGTGTAGAGGATGACGATACTATCGGTGCAATGTTAATGGAATTGGTCATAAGATTACATTGCATCAAGAACAAAGTCCCTCTCGCTATTCACACTGTCTTACGTGACTCTTTGGCCTACGGAGTAGGCATTGCAATCCCAGGGTGGAGACAAATCTATGGTCGAAGACCTATTAAATCAACTATTGTCACAGAATCTGAACTAGGAACTGAATCTACCACCACTGTTGAAATGATTGAAGATCTACTCTTTGAAGGCAACGAACTAATCAACATCGATCCCTACATGTGGCTACCAGATCCATCTGTCTCAAGTGTAAACATTCAAGATGGCGAGTTCATTGGGTGGATAGATCGTGATAACTACATGAATCTACTTTCCGAAGAAAGTAGGTCTAACTCTGGCTTGTTCAATGTTAAATACCTAAAGCACAAGAAAGACAAACGCTCAACTTTAGCACTTGACCAAAGCGATCGCCAAACTCGTCACGGAGGATCCACTGAACTCCAGCGTTCCGCAACAGGTGTTACAACACCTGTTGATATCATAAAGATGTACATAACACTCATTCCTAAGGAATGGGGACTATCAGAAAGTGAATATCCAGAAAAGTGGTACTTTGAACTTGCCTCCGATGACATAATAATAGCGTGTGAAAAAGCTGATCATAACCACGGGATGTATCCAGTAGCTGTTGCATCACCTGAGTTCGACGGCTATTCGATTACACCTATCGGTCGTCTGGAGGTGCTCTACGGATTGCAACATACACTAGACTTTCTCTTTAACAGCCACATAGAGAATGTCAAAAAAGCCATCAACGACATGCTGGTGGTCGATCCTTACTTAGTCAACATAAACGATTTAAAAGAGCCTCAACCAGGCAAACTAATCCGCTTACGAAGACCTGCATGGGGAAGGGGTGTTGAAAAAGTTGTCCAACAACTCGCTATAAACGACATCACTCGCTTGAATATTGCCGACAGTAGTTACATAACCCAGTGGATGGACCGCATAAGTGGTGCCGACCAATCTATGATGGGCACACTTCGACTGTCTGGTCCTGAGCGACTGACTCGAACGGAATTTCAAGGAACTCGTGGCTCTGCAGTCAGCCGTCTGCAACGAATCGCCATGATAATCGGTATGCAGTTTATGCAGGATGTAGGGACTATGTTTGCCTCTCATGTTCAACAGTATATGACAAAAGAAACTTATGTGAGGGTCATCGGCCGCTACGCAGATCAACTCAAAGCAACTTTTGGAAAAGACAGAGTTCAAGTATCACCTTATGACTTAGCAATAAACTACGACCTAATCGTAAGGGATGGTTCAATCCCTGGTGGTAACTTCTCTGACGCTTGGATCTCGTTGTTCAAGGTTATAGCCCAATCTCCTGAGCTGTTGCAGACATTTGACATTACAAGAATATTCATCTACATAGCCCAACAACTTGGAGCTAAAAACGTAGAAGATTTCACTCGAAAAGTAACATCTCAAGTAATGCCTGACGAAACTGTAATGCGTGAAGCTGAAAAAGGAAACCTTGTACCGACTGGAGCTTTAAATGAATGAAATAGTCGTAAGAGCCACTAAACAACAAATAAATGATTTCAAAGAGTCCCTTCTTTGGCAGGACATAGTGAACGAACTAATGAATTGGAAAGAAGGATTCAACAGGGAGATGCAGTCAATAGTTGACGACGCAGCTGTTGAGAATCCTTCTACTGCCTCTGTCTTGTTACACATGGGTGACTTGAATGGCAGACAAAAAGCTGTCGACTATATGATAAACATCCTTGACATGTTTCTATCAATCTTAGAATCCAAGGAGCAGGAAAATGACTCTAGACGCAACGAAACCGACTGATCAAGTGCTAGTCTCCGAACTAGCTGAATATATCAGAGAAACAAGGGAGGCTTTGAACTCTCTTGAATCAAACGTCAGTGACGTTGTTGTAACTAATACCACTATCTCAGGTGGCACTACAACTTTGGTCGTTGGCACAGATTTGAGCGAAGCATCTGTCGAAATCGTGTTGATTGACAGCTTAGGTGCCTCCGATCTTGCGCACATAACTAATGGCACCGAAGGTCAAATAAAGATCTTCATAATGCAAGACAACGACGTTGGCTTCGTAGATGGCGATAAGGCAGATGGCGACTTTTATTTGAACCAACTGCCTGCAGGTTCAACTTTCGACGCTCATCAGGATGATGTCCTTGCCCTAGTGAACATCGACGGAGATGGTGGTGCCACAACTCACGGCTATTGGAAAGAACTATGGCGTCTTGAGGCAGTCAAATAGACCGTTTAATTTTTAAACAATCTATTAACGGAGGTTAGCTATGAACGACTTTGCAGGTGAAATAGAACTTATGAACAAACACTTAGCAGGCGAAGGCGAACAAACAACTGAATCACCTTCAACCGAAGGACCTTCAACCGAAGTGCCTGCGACGGAACTTCCTTCGACCGAAGCTCCGTCAACTGAGGCATCGTCAACTGAGGTGCCCTCAACCGAGGCTCCTTCTACTGAAGCTCCTGAGGATGATGTAGTCATCCGGCTGAAAGCCGAAATTGAGGAACTAAAAGCTCTTGTAAAAGACAAAAAACCAACAACTGAGGCGCCTTCAACTGAACCACCTTTAGAACTTGAAGAAAGAAACTTTCTTGAAGGCATAGATGTGGATGAAGTAATGGACGATCCTGCTGCATTAAACAAGTTGTTAAACAAGATCTACCAACAAGCAGTAACAGACACCAGAAAAATTCTCGGTGAAGGTGTCCTTCGCTCAATACCTGAAATCGTAAGGACCAACATAGCAACTGTGACAAACCTTCAGAGAGCAAGTGAGCAATTCTATGAACAAAACCCTGACCTAAAACCTTTCAAAAAAGTTGTAGCCTCTGTCTTCGAGGAACTCGCTTCCCAAAACCCAGATAAGCGCTACGACGAGATATTGACTGAAGTAGGTGATGAGGTAAGAAAACGCCTCGATCTACACAAACAAGCAACTACAAATCAACCTAAAAAACCAACAGCCCCTCGTCTGCCTAGGAAACGCTCCAGCGCTGGCAGACTCAAGGGACAACAACCACCAACTGATCCTCTTCTAGCTGAACTAGAAGAAATGAACAAAGCATTAGGGAGGTAACTAACTATGGCACTTGAAGACAAATTCGCACAGCATGACAAAATAGTAGTTGACAAATATGTTAATCCTACTGCGGACTATGAGATGAACACCTATGACTATGTAGTCCGTCCAAGCGCTGATCCATCAACGGGAGCTATCAAAATCACTTTGCCACGTGTAGCTGAGGCCAAAGGCAGGTTTTACTCTATCTTGGCTCGTGATGCTGATGGGACTAACACCATTACTGTCCAAGACCAAGATGATAGCGAACTTTGGTCTGACATCACACTCAATGGTCCTGGTGATCAGGTACTTCTGTACTCTGACGGAATTCATTGGTGGACAGTTGTGTCTGTCCTAACCTATTCAGGAACAACTGCTGCACCAACATCTGAGGCTGCATAACATTGAATTGATGGAGGTGATAACTATGTTTTTAGGGATGCGTGGTACTGGCGACTGGGTCGATGGACAAAGACCCAAAAATTGGAGAGAGCAGATTCTCTACCTTTATCCTAACGGTCAAGCTCCATTGACCGCAATCTTGTCAATGCTTAATAGTGAAAAAACAGATGATCCAGAATTTTCGTGGTGGACTCAGGAACAAACCACAGTCGGTGGTGCTGTAAGTGGTATCTACACACTTCCC